CCAACTGAAAATGCGATTAAATATAATTTTATGGTTGAAAATTATATTACAAAAAATGATGTTTATAAATTATTAAGTAATTATAGAAAAAGTCATCATTGCAATTGGTGGGATTTAAAAAAACTATCAAATAGTATTAAACGTTATATATTTTCAAATATCAATGAATATATACTTGATGAAATAGCTAGTCAAGGCAAATGAATATTTAGATAATAACAAATATCCAAAACTTAATCATTAAATAATTTTATTTAATGATTAAAAAATCTACTCAAATTAAAAATCTACTCAAATTAAAAATCTACTCAAATTAAAAATCTACTTAAATTAACTTAAATTAAGTAAATATATATTCAAAATATATTCAAAAAAAATCTTATTTATTTTAAATTTATTTTGAATATATTTTGTATATACTTAAACGATTCGCTAATTAATAATATTAGATAAAACTTTTATTATTATATAATATGTCAACTTATATCGAAGAAGTAAATTCAAAAGCAAATATCATAGAAGAATATTTCAGATTATATAACTCATATTCGAATAAATATGGTAAAGCAAATACTATCTTATTATTACAGGTAGGATCATTTTATGAAGCATATCAAACTTTAACACAAGGATTTGATTTACAAAAGATTTCAGATATTTTGAATATTGTTGTGAGCAAAAAAAATAAATCAATTGTTGAAGTTTCATATAAGAATCCTTATATGTTAGGATTTCCTAGTGTTGCATTATCAAAATTTCTTAAAATATTAATAGATAATGGGTTTACTGTTGTTATTGGTGATCAAGTTTCGCCACCACCTGCACCACGTAGAGCAATTACTGGTGTATATTCGCCTGGTACTTATTTAGATGATAATATACCAGATGCTAATAATATTTTATCAATATATATTGAAGAAATAGTATCAGATAATATTATACAAAATCAAAATAAGTCATTACAACTAAATTCATATAGCAAAGTAAATTTAATTGTTGGTCTTTCTGTTATTGATTTAACTACAGGTAAATCTTCTGTTCATGAAATTTATTCGGTCAAGGATGATGAAAAAATTTGCTTAGATGAGGCAGTTAGATTTATGTATGCTAATCAAGCTAGAGAAATTATAATTACGACAAATAATTTACAACAAACAAAATTAAATGATATAATTTCATATTTAGAAATTTCTGATAAACTATATCATCATCAAACAATAACACAAATGATAAGTACTGGTAAGAAATCAATTTTCAAACTATCATATCAACAGGAAGTATTAAGAAAAGTGTATCCAAATACTGGGTTGTTAACACCGATTGAGTATTTAGATTTAGAAAATTTATCATATGGTAGATTAAGTTTTATTATTTTGCTAAATTATGCATATGATCATTCACATAATATTATTTCAAAGATAGCAAAACCAGAATTATATTCAGAATCTAAATTTTTAAATTTGGGTAATAATGCTATGTTTCAACTTAATTTATTTACTTTTGATAAAGACAATATGTCAAATATTTATAGTGATAAAACTCAATTTAAATCATTATTTGATGTACTTAATAAAACATCAACTGCTATGGGTAGACGAATGTTAAAACAAAATATGGCACAACCATTAGTTTGTGTCCAACAAATTAAATCAAGATATGATACAATTACTCAGTTAATTAATCAAGATAAATGGGCAGAAATTGAACACAGATTAATTGGTATTAATGATATTGAAAGATTAAGTAGAAAAATTGATCTTAATGTAATTAATCCTAATGATTTTGCTACTTGGATTGATTCAATGGATACAAGTATTGAATTATTTAATTATATGTTGGATTCAGATATTAAGATAGAAAACTTTGATACACAAGTCATTTTAATGAAACTAAATATGATGTTAGCTCATATTGGAAAGTATATTGTTATTGATGAGCTATCAAAATATTTATTAAATGACATCAAGGGGAGTATATTTAGAATGGGTATTTTCCCAGATATTGATCGTCTAACAAATAAAATTGCCAAATGCGAAAATTATATGGATGCTATATCTTGGGGATTATCTAATTTCCTAGATAATTATTTGAAAACCCCACATTCTAAAACAGATACAAATTTAATCAAAATTAATTCAAATGAAAGAGATGGTCATTTTCTTATTTTGACAAAGAGAAGAGCCGAAGTATTAGAACAACTCTTAGAAAAAAATAAAACAATTAATTTTAGTTTTGCAGATTTAGAATATGTGGTAAAGAAAGAGGATTTACAATTCAAACATTTACCAAATGGAAATAACTCCAAAATATTTATCAAAGAGATGGAGAAAAATTCAATCCGTATGTTAGAATATCAAGATGAATTAAAACTAATTCAAAAAGAATATTTTATTAAATTTCTAGCAAAATTAAGTTCAAAATATAGTACTCTTATTACGACTATTCACAATATGATTTCAATAATAGATTTTTTGAAAGCAGGAGCCAAGGTTGCGGTTAAATATCATTATCAAATTCCAACAATAACTTCTTATAATATCGAGAGCAAGAATCTATCTAATCAAACACAAACTAAATCATATTTTGTGGCAAAAGAATTAAGACATCCAATTATTGAACTTCTAAATACGGATACTGAATATATTCCAACTGATATTGAATTAGGTACTTCTAAACAAGATGGTATTTTATTATTTGGTTTAAATTCTGCTGGCAAGAGTAGTTTACAAAAATCAATTGGTATTGCTATAATAATGGCTCAAATGGGTTATCCAGTTGCTGCTAAAAATTTTACATATTATCCATATCAAAGTCTATTTACTCGTATCTCATCAAATGATAACATTTTCAAAGGTCTAAGTTCATTTGCTTTGGAAATCTCAGAACTTAGATCAATTATCAAAAGATCTAATAGTTCAACTCTAGTAATAGCAGATGAAGTTTGCAGAGGTTCGGAACATCAATCTAGTTTAATTATAGTTCAAACAATGTTAGAAATTTTGTCAAAAAATAAGGTTAGTTTTATAACAGCAACTCATTTACATGATATTGTTAATAATCAAAGACTGATAAAATTGTCAAATGTGAAACTTTATCATTTGCATATTGAGTATGATGAAAAATTAAACACTATTACATATGATAGGGTTCTAAAAGAAGGTAGTGGTTGTAATTTCTATGGATTAAATATAGCAAAACATCTTATTATGGACAATACATTTATTAAATTGGCGAATGAAGTTAAAAAAGAAATGTTTAGTGTTTCAGATCTGGTTAGTAACAAATTATCTAATTATAATTCAGATATATATATGGATCAATGTAAGATATGTAAACATCAACCAAAACAAGGTGAAATACCATTAGAGACACATCATATTGTATTTCAAAAAGATTTTAAAAATGGTATAAATGAGGAAAAATTTCATCTAAAGAAAAATCAGAAATCAAATCTTGTAGTATTATGTACAAAATGTCATGATTTAATTGACTCAAATGTAATTCAAATTAATGGATGGATTCAAACAAATAATGGCAATGAACTAGATTGGTTTACACTTAAGAATGAAGAAATATGTACAAAATCTTGTTAGGCAAATAATCCAAATTAGATTATGATAAGTAAGGTATTTAAATGGTGTTGAATATGATATTGAATTTGGATTTTTTGGATTTTTTTGATAATTTAGTAATTTTCTTATGATGGTTAATATTTAATTGTTATAAATTTAACTAGTTTCAATATTTTTATTATAGTTATATAGTATATTATAATAAAATGTCTAATAATAAGATAACTGAGATGGGTGACCCTGGTAGTCGTGGTGGTGATTCTGGTATGGGTAATCTTCATCAATATGAACAGCTTGGGTCAGAAACGACAGGCGATATGCGTCGTATATCAGGTATTTCCAATAATTCGCTACTATCATTTGTTTGGGGTAAGATTAAAAATGTTATATTTTTACCATTCATTACGGTATGGCGAATGATTACAGGATTGTATTCTGTTAATAAATCAGATAATAAATCAGTTAATAAATCAGATAATAAATCAGATAATAAATCAGTTAATAAATTAGAATCTGATACAACAATCACTTCGGACACAATGAGTAGAGGCAGTAATGATAGCATATCTAAGAAGAAAGGTCCAGCAGATATTAATGAAATCTTATCCGGTTTAAGATCAGACACTCTGAATAATAACAAGGGTCATATTGTTGTATCTGATGCAATAAAAAAATCTGATGCAATACAAAGATCTGATTCAATAATCAGTATATCCAGCTTAAACGATCTTGAAAGCGAGGATCAAGAACTACCCAAACGAGGACGAAGGGCAAATAGTGACAAAAATACAATCTCATTGGATATTTAGACAATAACAAATATATCAAATGCTTCAAATGCTTCAAATTATAATTTTTAACTCACATGGATTCAACATATCAGGTATTGAATCTGTTGGAATTTTATTTGCTTTTAATTTAGATGGATTTTTTAGAATGCCATTTATAACAAAAAAGTTAATCACAAATGATTTTATTAAATAAATGGCTAATTCCTTTCCTGGACACTTTTGTGGTCCCTGGTTAAATGATAAAGCATAATATGAATCCTCTATTTTAGAATCTGACCATCTAGATGGATCAAATTTATTTGGATTAGACCAAAATCTTTTATCTCTTAGAACAGGATTATTAAGTATCAAAAACTGGTCACCTTTTTTGAATATGCGATTTAGATTTGGTTTGTTTGAATTCGTTGAATCATTAACATTTCCCTCAACATTTTCTCTAACAAACTCAACAAACTCATAATCTAATTTTAATGTTCTAAATGTTGTAGTAACTGGATTATTTAATCTGAGTGTTTCTAATATACAATATCTGAGCATTTCTACCTTAAATGGATCTGTAGCATTTGATAATTCTTTACAAAGTTTATTTAGAATCAGTTGATGATTTGCTAATAATGTTAATAATCTGGAAACAGCTACAGGATATAAACCAAGAATTGGGAACATATAATGTGGTATTTGATGCAAAATCTCAGTTGGATCATCCAAATATAATTTAGATTGATAGACCAATGAATTTTTAATGGGATTTTTGATTTGATTTAGGATAAATTGTTCATAAGTTGATTTGATATTTGGATCAATTTGATATGATT